GTCGGCGGTGCCGGTGCCATGTTCACCGCGCTCAAGGCCCAGGACGCCCAGCCCGAGGACAAGGCCAAATGAAGGACCAGCTACGCGATCTCGGTATCAACATCGGGCTCATCGTAGCTGGTTTCGCAGGGAGCCTCATGACCGTCAAGAAAGACGGACATAAGGACTGGTTCACTACCATCACCTCCCTCATGGCCGGCACTCTGTCGGCCAATTACCTCACGCCGGTGGTCATAGACCTCCTATCCATCGGAAACTCCAACACCCAATACGCCGCGGCATTCGTCCTCGGATTCCTTGGCCTGCATGGTGTCGAGTACGTCATCAACAGGTTCTGGCCCAAGGGATGAACCCACTGACCATCGTCAATGCCATCGCCAGCGGAATCCTCACCGCTGGCGTTTCTGCTTTCATGATCATGCTCTACCGCTCCGATGGAGTGGTCAGACGCTGGCCAATGACAGGAAGCCTACTGCTCCGAATATCGCTCTCATTCACAGCCTCCGGAGCACTCTTCAACTGCCTCACCCTGTCCACTCCTCCAACCAGCGAGATCATCCTCAACTGCGGACTCGCCGGCGTATTCGTTTGGGCCACCATCTTCCACGCCAAACTCCTCAAACATGGATCCAATTCTCAGCATCGCCCAGGGCGTGATGAACGCGACCCTGAACAAGATCGTTGATCAGAAAGACCAAACCCTTGAAGACGGACAGAAAGACAATCGCCTGCGCGACGATCTCCTTGCTCGCGCTGATGCCGCTGGGCTGCACCCCGACAAGAGTGGTGATGGTCCCGCCAGGGCAACCCGTCAGACTGGCTGAATCAGTCAAAGCCCATGTGTGGGCTAAAGATGCCAGCGGTAACACCGTGAAAAGCCGAAACCGCGTGACAATCCACGAGGGTTGGTACGCACTACCTCCAAGAGAATAGTATGGGAACCCCACTCACAGGCAGTACCGTCGCCAGCACCTACACTGGCCTGCTGAAGACATCCGATAACGCCACGCTGACTGGCACTCTCAGGTCACTCAGCGACGGTAGCGGAAACGATTCCGCGCTCCAGGTCTCCACCACCGCGGTCAACTCCACCGGCGATTTCAGCGTCGCCACGAGCAAGTTCACCGTCGCTTCGGCCAGCGGCAATACGGCTGTGGCCGGTACCCTCGCGGTCACCGGGGCCACCTCCCTCAGCTCACTCACGACCAGCGGCAATGCCACGATCGGCGGAACACTCGGAATCACCGGTGGCCTCACGATCCCCGGCACTCTGTCCGTGACCGGCGCTTCCACGCTCACCGGAGCGGTCGGAATGGGCAGCACCCTCAACGTCACCGGACTCTCCACGTTGGCCAGCCTTGGCGTCACCGGAGCTGCGACTGTCGGAACCACGCTTGGTGTCACCGGACTCTCTACGCTCGCCAGCCTCGCGGTCACAGGAGCTTCTACGCTTGATAGCCTCGCGGTTACCAATGCGGCTACGATCGGCACTACGCTCGGTGTGACCGGCTTGTCCACCCTGGCGAGCCTGTCGGTGACGGGGGCTTCCACGCTGGCCAGCGCAAGCATCACTGGTGCCGCTACCGTTGGAACCACTCTCGGAGTGACCGGGGCGACTACGCTTGGTGATCTCGCTGCCAATGGTAACACTACTCTCGGAAACCAGAACACGGACACGCTGACGCTGAACTCCAACAGCATCACGGTCCCGAACATGACCACGGTTCCGATTGATTCCGCTAACGACAAGGTGGTCATTCAAGACGCTACCGATTCGACGCTCAAGCTGATCACTGCCAGTTCGATTTCAGCGGTCAAAGCGATCTACTCGGAGAAGATATCTGTTGGCCAATCGGTCACGTTCGCATCGATCTCGAACACCTACGCTTACAATGCGAACGGTGGATCGCAGTTCCAGTACGCGCACACGTTCAAAACGGTTGGAAATACTGCGATCATCAGCATGTCGGTTCCGGTCAAGATAACCGCTGCTGGAAGTAAGGTTTACCTGATCATCACTGACGGGCCTTCTAGCCCAACATCTTCAAACGTCATTGCTTGTGGTGTTGGAAGCGTTGGATTTGCTGACGGTGAAACCAATATCAGCTTCTCGACCAAATTCGTTTCCACATCGTCGTCTCATACGTTCTACGTGTGGGTGGCTTCTAGTGGTGTGAGTGCCGATTTTAACACTTACTCTCCCGCTGGAGGAACGCCTGCTTGGTTCGTTGAAAACTCCGTGTTCACTCTGATTGAGACCGCATGAAACCATCCGAAGTAGCCCAAGCGGCCTGCGACAAGCTCTCGTTCACGGACTCGGCCACCCTCGCGTTGGCCAAGAAGTTCTGCATCCGTCGCTACTCGATGATCTGGGACTCGTGCCTCTGGAACGATACCCTCGGAGTCGTCTCCACCCCGGTCACCAACGGCCAAGAACTCGTCACCATCTCGCAGTACGTCACCGCGATGTACGCCTCCGGGACCGGTTACAACATGTTCCTCGACTTCCCGGTCGCCTCACGCTTCACCATCAGCGGTGAGAGCGATGGCATCGAAGTCCCCGCCGCCGAATGGGTCTCGTTCTTCCAGCTCGATCCCAACACCTGGAACAACGTCGATAGCCGCAAGTCTACCCCCGGCAACTTCGTTAACTGGACTCGCGTCCTCGGAGTCTCCTACGGCGAGGCTGGTGTTCCCCAGATCAAGCTCATCCCGACTCCGAACACCGACGGCACCCTGTTCATCCTGGGCAAGAAGCAGTCCCAGATGCGGCAGTTCGGCGAAACCCAGACCATATCGAACGATACCAACTTCGAGCTGCGCGGCGTCGAGAATGCACTGATGGCCTACACCGAAGGCGATCTACTCGAATACAGCAGGCAGTACGGCAAGGCGCAGGCCAAGTTCCAAGAGGGCGCTGCTCAGGTAAGCATCATGAAGGACATGGAGCGTGGCCAGCAGCAGCAGATCAGCCGCATCATCCCGGATAGCCTCTACGATTACACGTTCCAGGACATCCTCTAATGCCTTTCCAATCCTCAGACGCGCTCGATGACCAGATGCTTCTGGATGGAAGCAACGGCTTCTCAACCGGGGTCATCTCTGCCACTCGTCCCGATGCCATTCCTGCCACGAGCATGGAAGAGGCCATCAACATGGACTATGACGACTTCGGCAACCTAGTCACGCGCCTCGGGACCATCTCGCTGACCGGCAACAGCGAATCGCGCAACTGGGAAGACATCATCACCAACTGGGAGTCCACCACTTCCAACTTCGCCAGTAACCTGCCCACCAACTCGCAGGTCTTCTCTGGCTTCTACTTCGACACCGCGGCCTCCGAGCGCCTCGTCATCGCGGTTCTCAATCGGAACACCGGTGCCAAGGATCTCTACTACGGATCACCCGGAGTCTCGTACAACATCATCAGCAGCTCGACGATCGATGCCGCTTCGCGCTTCGTCTACTTCGCGCAGCTCAACGACAAGCTGTTCTACGCGGATGGCTATACCGCGCTGCGTTATGTCACCAGCACGAACACCAACGCTGCAATTACTGCCGGCAAGATCAGCCGCATCGATGTCATCAATCAGGGGTCGGGTCACAGCTCGATTCCTACGATCACCGTGTCGGCTCCGCCCAGCGGTGTCACGGCTACCGCAGAAGCAAGAATCGGTGGGGACGGAGCCATTTTCTCCATTGTAATTACCAACCCCGGAAGCGGATACGTCACGCCCCCGACGATTACAATTTCCCCCACAAACCAGTCCCACGCGGCAGCATTCGTCTCACTCGCTGCGCCCGCCAAGCCTCTCTATCTCACGACGCACACGAACCGCCTGTGGGCCGTGTCCGCGGATACCACCATCCAGCCCGACACCCTCTACTTCTCAGACATTCTCGATGGCGAGTCATGGGATCCGCTTGGCTCTATCCGTGTCGGTGGCGATGGCGATCCGATCCGAGGGCTCTACTCGTGGTTCGGCTACAAGCTCCTCGTCTTCAAGGAACGCTCGATCTGGAGTGTGGATGCCGATCCTACGCAGGATCCTGCCGATTGGGTCATCACACTCGTCTCAGGCAATATCGGGTGCTCCTCGCACCGATCTATCACTGCTGTCGGAGCCGATGTCTTCTTCCTGTCCCGCGATGGCATCCGCTCGATGGCTCAGATCCAAGCGGGTACCCAGACCAGCGTCGGCCTCGCTCTCAGCAGTCCGATCAACGACCTGATCAGCCGCATTGATAAGACCAAGCTGGAATACTGCGACGGCGTGTTTTGGAACAACCGCTACCTCTTGGCAGTCCCGTTCGTCACCGCTGGGCCGTTCTCAATCGGGTTGGAAAATGAACAGGGGTTGCTGCTTGAGTCTGGTTCATCAATCGAACTGGAAGGTACATTCGACCAGAACAACGCGGTCATCGTCTACCACTCACTGGCCCGCTCGTGGCTCGGCTACTGGGACAACTGGCAGGTCAACGACTTCATCCCCACCGCCTTCTCGAACTTTGGACCTGTGCTCATGTTCGCCGGCGACATCATCTCGCTCAGTGAAGGTGCGGGCCAAGTCTGGTCGTTCAACGACTACCTCCCCAACACCCGCCTCAGCCCCGTGCAGCAGTCGGCCTACCTCGATGGCGGTAGCGCGTATCAGTCCACGGTCACCACCAAGGCGTACAACCTCGGGGAGCCCATTCCTGACAAGATCGGATACAGCATCCAGATCGCTCTCGATAATCCGTATACCACGAGCATCGGTGCCTCGCTCTCATACGCCACTAACATGAGCGGGACGTTCACCTCGATCGATCCTGCGATCAGCATCCCGAGCACCCAGAAGTTCCTGGCGGCTTACAACCTCATCAGCCGAGGGCGTTGGAACAACATCCAGTTCAAGATCAACACGACCAGCGGAAGCCGCATGAGCCTCCAGTCCACGATCCTGTCCGGATTCGTCGATTCCATTCGTCCCCAGCAATGACCCCGCACCCCACAATCCTAGCCGCGGCCAAGCTGCTGAAGGAGAAGTGGCCCACTTGTTCCACGTGGAACGATGACCAGATCCTCAACTGGATCGGCATTTTCAACGCCAAACGGCAGATCGGTATCGTTCAAGACGAGAATGGCGAGTGCTGCGGTGTGGGTGCTGTGCGGTTCCTAAACTCATCGGAGGATGCGGAGGATATCTACGCAGACGATCCGAATGGTCACATCGCGTGGATCGAGGTGGTAGCCACCACCAAGCCGATGGCCGTGCAGACGCTCTGGATGGGCATGCAGGCCATGTGCTCTGATCGCGTGACCAAGCTGGGCGGAATCCGCAAAGGCGTTTCCCGTTTGTACGATTTCGACAGGTACTTCAAACTTCTGATGAACAACAGGATTTGCTATGGGCGGAACGTATAAAGCACCAGACATTGCGGCGGCGAATCGGGAAGCCGTGATGGCTTCGATCGAGACGTTCCCGCTCCAGCGCCAGATCGAGGCGGCGTCCCGAATGGGTACAACCGTTCAGGTTCCAATCTACAAAGATGGAAAAGAGACCGGACAGTACAAAACCGTCGATTTTGGTCCTGTTTCCGATATCGCTCAGACGAGGGCGCTTGGACAAGCCTTGGCTGATCTGGCCCCGATTCAGGCTCAACGTGAGCTTGAAGCGGCTCAGAAGTACGGCACCCAATTCGCTCAACAGCGCCGTGCCGAGCTTCAAGCTCTTGATCCTGAGCGGTATGGCAATGCTACCCAGCCAGGTCTTTACGCCCAGTTCCTGAGCGACATCGGCAAAGCTCCTATCTCTGAGACTTCTCCCACCGCGCCCACCTACGAGCGCGTGGGCATGCCTGCTGGCCCGCAGGATACCGGCTACGCTCAGTCCATCCGAAGCGATCTCGAACGCCAGATCGGAGCCGGTCTCGCTCAGGCTGGTACTCTCGATCCCGCGATGATCCGCGCTGCCGAGCAAGCTGCTCGCGCCCGCGGAACCGCCACCGGAAACATCCTCGGCAACCTCTCCGCTTTCCGTGAGGCTCGTGCCGTCAACGAAGCGATCGCCAATGCGGATGTGCAGCGTCGACAGCAGGCCATCGGCCTTCTCCAGAGCGGACAGACCACGAGCGATGTCGCCAATCGTCAGGCTCAGGAGGCGTTCAACAACATCCTCGCGGCCACCGGTCAGCGGAACACCGCGATGCAGCAGAGCTTTGCCGGTCAGATGGCCGCTCAGCAGCAGCAGCAGGCCGGTCGCCAGCAGAACATCGCCAACATCCAGTCCGCCCTGGGACTCCAGCCGATCGTCTCGCAAGCCGCCCAGCTCGGAGGTCTCCAGCAGGGCGCTTCTCCGTTCGCCGCTCCGCAGCTCATGCAGGGCATGCAACAGGCTGGTCCGGGTCAGCTCATGCAATTGGGTTCGAGCTTCGCGCTTACCAATGCTCAGAATCAGTTCCAGGCTTCGCAGGCAAACTCTCCGCTGGCCATTGCCAAGGGCGTTACCAGCTCAATCGGCGCTCTCGGAAGCGCATTCGGATGCTACGTGGCCCGCGAGTGCATCCCCGATCAGTGGGAGGCGTTCTACTTCTGGAAGGAACTTGTCGGTCCCAAGTGGTTCAAGAGCTTCTACGACAGCAATGCCGAGAAGTTCGCCAAGTGGCTCAAGGACAAGCCGAAGACCAAGAAGCTCGTGGCCAACTGGATGCTCGGTCGGATCAAGAGCATCATCCCGAAAGCCTGATCAATGGCAACCGATACAGGATCCAACTACTGGTTGATCGGAGGCGGAGAAACTCCCGCGCCTCCGTCTACTCTGCCGCCAGCTATTGCAGAGCTGTTCGGTCCTGTGACTCGATCCGGATACGCTCAGGCTCCGGTAGATCCGTTGAGCTATTACAACCCCGCTCCGCCTCCCGTGGAGACGACTCCGTACACCGGTGCTCCCACTAAGTGGTACGAGGTCTATCGGCCAACCCCGGAGACTCCTGCTCCGACTCCGATGCCGGTCACGCCCGACCTGAGCAGCGTGGATACCTTCAATCCGCTACCGCAGGAGCCAGTTACGCCTGCGGAACCGGAGCCCGCTGCTCCTCCTACGGCTTACGAGCAGGTTGCCGCGGAGGAGCCCGAGGTCAGCGTCCTGCCCGATTGGATTAAGGAATACTACGTCAAGTACGGGACGATGCCTCCGTACACCCCTGGAACTCGGGGTGATTCATACGTCCGCGAAGACGGCGCGATCGTCACTCCTGGTGGTCAGACCAATGTAGCCCCTCCGGGACCGGCTCCGACCATCACGCTTCCTCCTGAGACTGTAGAAAGCACTCCTGCTTCGCAGGCTCAGGTCATTACGCAGCCTCCCGTGTTCGAGGAGCGCGTCACCGTCACGACTCCGCCCAAAGCTCCAGAGTTCGAGTTCCAGGAGCCTGCGCCCGCTCGCAACCCGATCGTCCTCCCCGGAACCTCGATACTCAGCAGGCCAGTCATCACGACCCCGCTGCCCGAACTTCCGGTCAACCCCGTGCTGACTCGCAATCGGGAAACGATCCCGAGTCGGTACTTCCGCGACATCAACTACGATCCCGAGGAGATTCTCGCCGCGGCGATGCGCGGTTTGGGCGGAAAGATGGCCATGCGATCGGTTCTTGGTGAAATGGGAAGATAACCACTATGGCAATCGAGAACTTCCTTCAGAACGCTGCCAACTTCGCAACCGGTGGACTGTACAATCAGCTCACCGGACGCGACAAAGAACTTGAGGAGCAGAAGCTCGCTGAGGCTGCTGCATTTCGGGCTAACCCGGAGCTTGTCCGAGAAGCTGCCAAGTACGACCCGAGCATCATGGAGCGCCTCGGGAACCTGCTGACCGGAGGCATCTACGGGCAGGCCAGTGGCATGAACGAGAAGCTCCAGCAACGGAGTCTCGCCAAGCAGCAGATCATGGAGGATGAGCTTCAAGCGCGAATGCTTGAACGCATGCGGGGCTACGGAATCAGCCCTGTTGAAGAACCCATTGGAAGCGAATTGAATCCTGATCGCAGTGCCGCACCGATTCCCGTTGCGCCTGGAACCATTCGCAAGAGGAACACTTTCGCTGGAGGCTACTGACCTATGGCTACGAACTACAATTACCCGAGCGTTGAAAACATCGAGACTCAGGCGCAATACCGCCCTGGTGTCGCTTCCAACATCTTCAACGTCCTGACCGGTGGTCTCGCCGGCCAAATCACCGGAAGCACTCAACGCGCTCAGGAAGCCGCTCGTGCCCGTCAGGCGCTGCTTCAAGAGGAGTTCAATAAGCGGGATGAGCAACGGATGCTTGAGCGCCAGTTGATGGTGAACGCGCTTCAGCAGGGAATTGCTGCTCCAGAAGGTGCCACGTTCGAGGAGAGGATGGCCGACTTCAATAAGAAGCGAGTTCGTCGAGATATTGCTGCGTTTCAAGGAGCCAAAGAAGGCCTTGAAAGTCCTACTGGTCCCTATCAGTCACCGCTGCAATCTGAACCCGCATTCCAAATTGCCGCAGCTCAGGCTCAATCCGAGGCGGTTAAACGCGCTTCCGAAATTGAGCAAAACAAGAGATTGCAGGCGCTCAACGACTTTGAGTTCCTCAAGGGCTCAAACGCCCAGCTCCGCGGCAATGAAACCCCCGGAGAGCTTTCCGCTTTGGCGTACCAAGCTCGCATCAAGGCTCAGTCGCTGTATCCTCAAGAGATTAGACAGGCAGCAGACAAGGATGCAGCAATCGAGCTGTTCAATCAGAATCCTGATCTTGAGGCTTTCAAGGGTTACAACGAGCAGTCGATTCAAAACCTCCCTCTTAGTGCTTACAAGGGGTTGAATGCGCGGGCCAACAAAGACCTCCAGAAGAGTGTTACGGAGAAGAACAAGCTGGCTCAGGAGAATGCGGTCGTTGAGGCCACGAAGATTCTCAATGGACCGGTCGAAGAGCGCGATCCGGTGAAGCTGTATAAGTTGTCTCCGTACCTTCCGGACTACCTCATCAAGAGTCCCAAGTTCCAAGCGGCAACCGGCACTGGCCCTGGACCTACGAGCGATGAAGTTAAAGCTATCAAGACTTACACCGAATCGCTTGATGGAGCCAATCGGGTTTCAAGCCTCATCGCTCGTGTTGCTGCCACTCCTGGTGGTCTCAAGAAGTTCTCCGAGAACAACTTCGGATACATCTCCGATCAGTTGAACACCAAGGGATCCAAGTTCTTCGCAAATGACGATGAGCGTGAACTCGCCAGAGCCTTGAAGGCTGAATACGAGTCGTTCAGGCAAGGGCCTCGAAAGGCTCTATTCGGTGCTTCACTCACTCCTGGAGAAGAGGCCAGCTCTTCGTTGTCTTGGGGTTCTCCTGCGGACAAGGATTTCATGAATCGTGCGATCCAGTACATCGATCGACTGCAAGGCGAAGATCCGATTGGAATCTACATCGATATGGGAAGGTCTATAGATCCCAGAATCATCCAAAGGGTTTCTGGTCTGAAGAAGAACTACCAAGAGATCAGACCCACGTTTGGCGTTCGCTCGTATACGTCAGGTGCTCAGGGTGCTGCGGCAGCTCCTGCTGCTGGAGGCGGAAAAGTGATCGAAATGACGCGGTCTGGAACGAGGAAATAACATGGCTATCCAAGTTAAAGTCGAAGGTCTCGGCACACTCAGCTTCCCTGATGATACCCCAGAGGATGTCATCTCTGATGCTGTCAGGCGTGAGGTGGCCAACCAGGACGCTCAGAATCAAAAAGTGGCTCGTTTGAGCAGGCTTCCGATGACCGGTGGAGCATTCATGCCTCCGACCAAGCAGACGATCGGAGAAGAGTCCATGGCTGAAGCCGAAGCGATTCAACGCGAGAAGATGCGCGATCTCGGAAAGGCTTCTCTTAGATACGGCGTTCCACTTGCCGCTGGTATTGCCGCTGGACCTGTAACCGGACTCGCTGCTCTTGCTCGAACTGCTCTTATTGGAGGAACCGCGGCGGGCGCTGGCGAAACGGGCGCTGAGACGATTGAGAAATTCGCTGAAGGACAAGAATATCGTCCTGGTCAGATTTTAGGAGCAACAGTTCGAGGAGCCGTTCCATATCTCAAGGGAGCTGGCCCGCTCACCACGTTGGCTAAAAACGTAACTGCGGCAGGAACCGGTGGTGTTGCCGGTGGAATGCTCGAAGGAGGAGTCACTGATGCGCGTTCTGCGATCAAGGAATTCGGCATTTCAGGCGGTCTTGCTGGCGTTCCTCAGGCTGCTGAGAGCTTTGCTGGAGCTGTTGGCAGCTTCTTCCGCAAAGCGGGAGAGAAGGCTCAGGTTCTTGAGAAGGCTGGCATCACTCCGTTGGCCACAGATGTGGTTCCCGGCCTCGCTTCGTTCGCTCAGAGGGCGCAATCGAAGATGGGTCTCAACACTCTGCGTCAGCTTGAGGAAAATCAGGTCGCTGAGATTGAAAGACGAGCCCGTGAACTCGGTGGATCGGTCAATCCGACCGATGTTGTCCGCGTTTACGAGGATGCGGTTCAGCTTTTGGGCCTCAACAAGGTCAATGACATCACCGGACAGAGCCGAACCTTCGCCGGGGCCACTGAAGCTCTCCAAAACGCGGTCAACGAGGCCAAGAAGTACGGCAATGAGTTGATGCAGTCTGAGCAGCAGGCTTTCAAGGAGACTCGAACCAGAGAACTCAACGATGTGGAGCAGAATTGGCTCCAATTCGTGGATTCTCTTGGCACTCAGACCGAACAAAAGATCGCTGGAGCACTGAATCCTAGGATCGCGGCACAAGAAGCACGAGCTACGAGAGAAGCGTTCCCTGCTGGAGTGCCTGAAGGCGCTGATACTGCCCGAAAAGGATTCAGGATCCAGCAACTCATCACTCAACCGGCAGAAGGCCAGCCTCCAGGTCTGAAGCAGCTCACTGACGACTTCTTCAAGAAAGAATACGCGGGCATTCCGACTGAGGAACGCGTTTTTAGACCGGATGTTCCGATTGGAGAAACTGGAGTTTCACTAATCGACAAAGTTCAAGAACTGAGGGCTTTAATTCCAAAAACTGGAATGCCAGGACTTGAAGACATCATTAAAGGTGCCAGCAGAACCGAACGAGTTCCTATTGCTGGAACTGGTGGAATGGCTTCAAAAGCAGTGCCTTCCAACTTTTCGTTGTCTGAACTTCGAGAAATCAGGTCCAACCTTGAAAACTGGGCCTATTCCAAGGAAGCGTACGGAAGTAAGGCTCAAGCAAAGGCAAAAGAGCTTTCAAACTACATCACCACGTTGCTCAACGAGCAGGCTCCGATCGTTTATAAGCCTGAAATCGCTGAAAAGTTTCTACAAACTCAAGCCAAGTACGCTCAAGTTCGCAAACTCTGGGAGAACCCATACATTGAAAGAGCGTTCGCAGGGATTGAAGCGACTCCTGAGAAGTTCCTCGAACAGCTTGGAAACTCGGTCACGAAATACGGCACTCAAGGCATTCAATACCGTGGCATTTCAGATCTTCTGGACAACCTGAAGGCCATCGGTGTCGAGGGCGTTCCTGATCGCTCCGAGATCAACTCTCTGGTGCAGCAGTTCATTGCCACCAAAGCGGCCAACGCCGCTGGCGGAATCGACAACACCAAGCTGCTTGGAATCCTCAACGGCATCGAGCGGACAGCCCCGGGATCGCTTCAGGAACTTGGGTTCGGAAACCTCGCTCAGCTTCGCAACTTCGATGTCGTCAACAACCTGATCCAGTCGAGCACCAAAGATAAAAAGGTCGATTACCGTGGCCTGCTCACAAAGCTGAACGTCATGGAGTCCCAATCTCCGGGAACCCTCAAGGCTCTTGGGCTTGGACCCATCGACGATCTGGAGAAGCTGAACCGAAACCTTGGCGCTGCTGAGACCGAACTGTCGGAGGCTGTGAAAGCTCGTGAGGCGGCTAAATCCGACACGCTCACCGGTTACAAGATCAGCGAGCGCATTCTTGGCCTGCTTGAAGACTCCAGGGACATCAAGTCCGTGATGAACACGCTTGAGGATCAGGTCAGCAACGCGGCCACTCCAGAGCTTCGCAAAGCCGCCGCTGATGCGCTGATCAACACGCGGGCCACCAAGATCGAGGACATCCTGTTTGGAACGCGCCAGAATGGGGTGTCACCCGGAGCGTCCAGCCTTGATCCGGACAACATCCGAAAGATGCTTGCCACGCCTTCGACGCGAGAGGAGTTCTCAAACATCGTTGGACCGCGGGTACTGAAGCAGATCGAAGACGAACTCCTGCCGGCATTCGACATCATCAGGGATCGTCAGCTTCGTGCTGGTGGAGCGGGCCAGACAACCGGTGGCCAGCTTGTTGAAAAAGCCACCCTGAGCGGATTCAAATCGCCTTTTGTTATCGGTGGAACGCTGCTAGCAACCGGAGGTGAACTTAAGACATCAGCTCTTGCTGGATTGGTGACACTGGCCGCTGATATCGGTGTGCCGTACCTTGCGGCAAAGGTGCTTGCCCGTACAGTCGGAGCGACCGGACTCCGCAGCAAACAGGCCAGTGCTCAGGCCATCGAATCGCTCGCTCGCGCCGTCAATAAAGCTCCGAATCGAGAGGCTGCGCTGCGCCTGATGCGCGACTTTTCCGAGACCGGAGAAGCCCCGAGCAACACGCGGGAATAATTTCCGCAAGAAATAGTTTGCAACACTCGGCAACACGGGATACGTTCTGTCCCGTGAGCGTAAAACTACTCTCTATCAAGGAGATCGCACAGACGCTCGGGACTCATCCCGAGACCGTGCGTCGCTGGATCAGGGATGGTCGGCTTCCAGCCATGAAGGCAACGAAGCGCACGATCCGTGTTCGCTCCGACGTCATCGAGCAACTACTCCGAAACAACAACAAATGAACGCAATCGCAACGACAACCGCTGATGCATCCTCCGAGATGTACAGCAAGATCGCAGACCCCATCACCGCCATCGAGAAGATGGGCGAGTGGATAGCTTCCAGCGGCATGCTGGGATGCACCAAGGTCGAACAGGGCAAACTCATCGCGTGGCAATGCGCCGCCGAGCGCAAGACCCCGTTCGATTTCAAGCGCGAGTACCACATCATCAACGGCTCACTCAGCATGCGCTCCGATGCCATGCTGGCCGGCTACCGCGCTCGCGGCGGCAAGGTGCTGTGGAAGCAGTTCGACACCAAGGCGGCAATCGCTGTCTGGAAGTACGACGGCAACGAATGCGAGATCGGATTCACCCTTGAGGACGCCAAGCTCGCGGGTCTCCTCCCCGCCAAGCCGGGTTCCGGGTGGGCCAAGGATCCGGGTGCAATGCTCCGCGCTCGTTGTATCTCCAAAGCAATCCGCATGCTGGCTCCTGAAGTGGTGGCCGGCATCTATACCCCGGAAGAGACCGAGGACTTCCAGCCCGCGCCCGCTGAGGTGGCTGTCGCTCCAGCCAAGGCCTTCGACCTCGTGGCCAAGCTCGAAGAACTCTTCGAGGCTCGTGAGTACGATGTAAACGCGCTGCTGCTCAAGGCTGGTCGAATCAAGGAAGGCCAGACCTTCCGCGATTTGGATGACACCTTCGCCAGCAAGTACATCAGCAAGCCTGACCTCATCCTCAACAAGCTGCCCGTCATCGTGACCACCGAGATCGTGAACACGGAGGTGCAGCCGTGAGCGGAGAACTCATCTGCAACATGCCGGCGGCGATCTACCACGGCACCAAGGCACTCTCGAAGTCCGGGCTTGATCAGTTTCGCAAGTCGCCCGCCCATTTCCGCGCTTGGCAGGACGGCATCACCAAGAACGAGTCGTCCCCCGCCCTTGAGTTCGGCACTGCGGTTCACATGGCGATCCTTGAGCCTGAGCTATTCGCCAAGTCATACACTGTCTTCACCGGCGATCGCCGCAACAAGGACGGAAAAGCAGCCTACGAGGCCGTCATCGCATCGGGCATGAACCCGCTCAACCAAGAGCAATGGGACAACATCACCGGAGCCGCTGCCGCGGTTCACGCTCACCCTGCCGCCGCTCCGCTGCTCAACGGCATCCAGACCGAGGTCTCGTGCTTCGACACTTGGATGGGCGCGAAGGTCAAAGCCCGCATCGACGGCCTTGGGAAGGACTACATCATCGACGTCAAAACCACCCAGGACGCATCGCCAGTGGCCTTCGGGAAGTCATGCGCCCAGTTCCGATATCACGTTCAAGCCGCGTGGTATCGCCAGATCACAGGTATCCAACGGTTCGTGTTCATCGCGGTCGAGAAGGAGGCACCCTATGGCGTGGCCTGCTACGAACTCGATGAGCAGGCCATCAACCTCGGCATCGATATCATCGAGGAACAACTCCGAACATACGTCGAGTGCGAGCAACTCAACTCTTGGCCCTGCTACTCGTCCCAGATCCAATCACTCTCGCTGCCCGCGTGGGCGGCTCGTCAGTCCGAATAACAACAGCAACACACATCCCAACACATGAAATTCAAAGTCGATCGTTCCCAAGCCGAAGTTAAGCCGTTTGCCGGTCCCGGCGAATACACCATCGTCATCCAGTCCGCCAAGGACGAGGGTCTCGACAAGAGCGGTAACAGCGTCGCCACGCTGCGATACAAGGGCACTGGTGGAGAAGTCATCAGCGACCGCTTCATCCTCAAGGACACCATGATGTGGCGTCTGCAGGCGTTGATCAGCGCGACTGAAGCCAACATCGATGACGGTGCCGAGTTCGATTTTAGCGTCGGAGGAGCATTCACACGGTTCCTCCAGGGCTTCGTTGGGCTGTCGATGATCGTCGTCCTCGAAGAGGAGAAGTACACCGACAAGCAAGGTCAGGAGCAGACCGCTCTGCGTGTTCGTCGGATGAAGAAGGTGCCGTCCGATAACGACACCATCTAACCACTAAACAAAAGCCCCCGGAGGTTGCAGCCTCCGGGGGTGACATGAGTCCAAAACAACAAAGCGCAACGACACGCTATGCAACTGAGACCGTACCAAGAAGAGTGTGTGGGTCAAGTCTTCCAGTCTTGGGAAGATTATCAACGATCGCTGATCGTCATCCCCACTGGTGGCGGGAAGACCATCGTCTTCGCTCACATAGCCAATCGCGCTCAGGGTCGCACCCTCATCATCGCGCACCGCGAAGAACTCCTTCAGCAGGCCAAGGACAAGATCAAGCAGGCCGTCGGTCGAGACGCTGCACTCGAACGCGCTGAGGACTTCGCGGGTCCAGAGTTCCGTATAGTTGTCGGATCCATTCAAACCCTTCTACGCCGACACAATCGGTTCGATCCCGATTACTTCACCAACATCATCATCGACGAGGCGCATCACGTTGCAGCCGACTCGTACCAGAGCGTTCTAAGCCACTTTCCGCAGGCCAATATCCTCGGGGTCACCGCAACCCCAGATCGCTCCGATAAGAAACAGCTCGGGTCATTCTTCGAGAACGTCGCCTACGAGGTCACACTCCTCGATCTCATCAAGCAGGGCTATCTCGTACCCATCAAAGCCCGTGTCTGCGATGTCTCCATCGATCTCACCAAGGTCAAGTTCCACGCCGGCGACTTCGATGCCAATGACACCGCTCACGCCATCGAGCCGTACCTCGAACGCATAGCAGCCCAGATCAAGCAGTTCGGCGGGAAGAAGACCATCGTGTTCCTGCCGCTCATAGCCACATCGGAGAAGATGACCTCCATCTGCCGCGCAATCGGCCTCGATGCCGAGCACGTGGATGGCACCAGCACCGATCGTAAAGAGATCCTCAAGCGTTTCTCCCAGAAGCAGCGCGGAGTCCTCTGCAATGCCATGCTACTGACCGAGGGGTACGATGAGCCTAGCATCGACACCATCGTCTGCCTGCGCCCCACCAGAAGCCGCTCACTCTACACCCAGATGATCGGTCGCGGCACCCGGCTGCATGCCGGCAAGACCCATCTCACCATCCTCGACTTCCTATGGATGACCGGACGCCACAAGCTCGTGCGTCCCACGCGCCTCATCTCCCAGGATGAGATCGGAGACATCGCTGATGAACTCACGGCCAAGCAGGGCGAGTTCGATCTCCAGGAGGTCGTCAACGACGCGGTGATACAGCGCGAGAATGCGTTGGCCAAGCAGTTGGCTCAGAAGAAGAAGCTGTCCGGGAAGACCATCGATCCGCTAGAGTTCGCCTTGTCGATCCACGACACAACGATGGCCGACTGGGAACCGACCATGCCGTGGCACTCGCAGCCGGTCACTGAATCGCAGGCCAAGACACTCAAGAGCTTCGGGTTCTCAACCGACTCGATCACCTGCCGCGGTCAGGCCAGCGCGGTGCTGGATCGTGTGATGAATCGAGCGGCCCTGAAGCTCGCCACACCCAAGCAGGTTCGCTGTCTGACCCGTTTCGGAATCAAGAACGCGCACACATGGAAGTTCGATGCGGCCTCCCAATTCCTGTCGAAGGCATTCCAACGATGAACACCGCCCTGACAATCATCTCCATGGCCGTGCTGATGCCCCTCTGCGTGATCGCAGGCATCTACGTAGGCCACACTCTCACCATCCGGTCCCAACAAACCAAAACCAATGAGCAAAACAATCGTAGCCTGTGACCCCGGCGTGAACGGCGGGTTCGCTGTCCAGACCAAGGACGGCATCCTACTGTTCCCAATGCCCGAGTCACTCCCCGACATGGCGCAACTCCTCACCGGCTTCAAGCTGGCCGATTCCCACATGTGGATCGAGAAGGTGCCCAAGTTCGTGTCCAAACTGACCCCGGCCTCTGCGGTCGCCACGCTCCACGAGAACTACGGCATCATCCAAGGACTGGCCTACGCCACCGGCTACGCGCTGCACCGCGTGGAACCCAAGGTCTGGCAGGAACCCCTCGGACTCGGCGGTCGCAAGGCATGCGCCACGGGTCCTGAGTGGAAGCGCAAGCTCAAGTCCAAGGCCCAGGAGCTGTACCCGCACCTCGATGTGACGCTCGGCAACGCGGACGCGCTGCTGATCCTCCACTACGCCCAGGGAGGTGGCCGATGAGCGAGCTGGCCAAGAAGCTGAATCAGCAGGGTACCGGCGTGTACCAGCTTACCCGCAAGGAAGCGGGCGAGGCATACCGCGCTGCGAAGAAGGTCAAAGCGTATCAGATCACGTACTGGAACCGGAAGAAGAAGGAGGCGAAATGAGTGACAACAAGTCAGAGACTGTACGTCTCACATTCAAAGGGCTGCTGTCCATCTACTTGCCCGAGAAGACGATGATGGAAGTCTACAACGCCATCGAGCTGTCCTGCCGTAGAAATAACTGGGGCATCGCAATCGACGAGAGCAACCGATTGGACTTCGTTCCGATGGTGAAGGTGGTGGAGGGCGAGCAATGAACGGCACACCGAGAACGGACCAGATGGAGCAACACGCTCCTGTGGGTCTACGCAGGAACTCTGCGTTTGAACAAGCATCTGATTTGTGCCGCCAACTCGAACGCGAACTAAACGCGGCCAATGCAGACGTTGAGCGACTCACCAAATCCAATCTGCAACTCCGCGAAGGCTGCGAGGGGCTGAAGCAACGCATCAAGCGGCTGGAGGACTGCATCGAAACCGCATGGGGAATCATTGCCAATGTAAGCGGCGGTGATTGGACCCGACAGAAACCTCATTGGCAGGAAGCTGTTGTTCGATGGAGGGACAACGACTTCCATCCGATCATGAAAGAACTGTCAGAGCGCAAAGCCAAGGAGGCCAAGCTGTGAGAAGATCAACCGAAACACTGATCGCAGCCATGCGGATTCTGTCTCAGGATATTCAATCCGACGATGGAGTGGCCAACGATTTCATTGCTGAAGCAGCCCAGCGACTGGAGGAGCAGCATATGCGAATCACCCAACTAGAGCAGGAGAACGACGCTCTGAGAGCCGATCTGCTGCTGTGGGAGAATGGAGGGCCGTTGCCGTGAGTAGCATTTCACTTTTAGAACAATGTATGTACGGACTTGTGGCCGGTTGTTTTATGTCCTTAGCAATCCTGTGGGGCGATCAGCTTGGCAAGAGCAGTATGCGCGAAGAAGCCGTAAGGAAAGGCCACGCTGAGTGGGTGGTCGATTGCGCGGGTAAAAATCAATTCAAATGGAAGGAGTGCAAATGAGCGAACCAATCTACTTTTCAACCAACAGCCACCCGATATCCAACCCAACGACGCAGATCATGCGGGTCGATCTGGATGGTGGGTTCACGGTCAATGAATCCATACCCGCTACTGATGCAGCCAAAGAAGTGCTTCGGATTATGAAGGAGCAATGGTTTGCCGACGCACAGGCCACAAAGATCCGCGAACTCCAATCCGATGTGAACGAGCTGAAGGAGCTGGTCGAGTACCTGCAAGATCGGATCAGGAAGATGAAGATGGCTGGAGACGACTTGGACTCATGGCTAGGCCGAGAAACACCAGTCACGGTGCGAATCAACTGGAGACGGGTCAAGGAGGTGAAGCTGTGAACCATCTTGTTAACGCCAACAAAAAGGTCGTCAGCAAAACACCGCGCACAGACCGACAGACGTACATCAATGTAGCATTTCAACAGTACGTCAAAATCGGCTTCGCCCGTCAGCTAGAGCGGCAACTGGCTGGAGCGAACAAGCGGATCATCGAGCTAGAGAAGGAGAACGAACGCATCCACAGATTGGAACGTGCTGGCGATATGCTGTGCGCTGCTGCCGCCTTCCTAGGCTGGCATGGTGAGATTGAGCAATGGAACAAGGTGAAGGGGCAGAAGCCATGAACGTCCCCATCGGCCCTGCCGCATACGTCTTCAAGCACAAGAGAACCGGACAAGTCGTCGTCGTTCCTAGCGAACAATGGAATGAGTATTGGTTCCATAAGGACTGGGAACACACGGCCAGCCTCAACGCCTGCGGCGCAATCCAATACCTCATCAACGTCAAACCGAAGGAGCGGAACCGATATTTGAGATCACTCACCGAAAAGGTATGACCCTCCTGCTCCACGAACTCCCGCACCATCACCACCTCCGAAACTCCGCACTCAACACAATCGACGTTCGCATCCGGTGCCGACACACCAAGTCGAGCCGCGACCCGAGAACGTGGAAGATCAAGAACAACAGCTACAACGAACTCAATGATTCCTGGCAGACGAACTTCGACTTCATCGTCACCGTCGCCAGCGACCAACAATAAAATGAACCAGCTAGCAAGATTTGGGTTGACCAAGGAGTCGATGCAGCGCATGCTCGGCACCGTCACCGTCACCACCACGGCAAAGAAACGGGAGATTCCTCCCGGTCCTAACCGTAAGTGGTACAGCGTTCCAGACGACATCAAGACAGCTATCCTCGAAGCCCACCCAACCTCCACCTACCGTGAGTTGGCCAAGAAGTATGGCGTGTCCCTAACCAGCGTATGGAAAATCAAGAACCAAAACCAAAACAACAAGAAGTAGAGGAACTACAACGATGGAAGCAGTTATGTCACGAATTGGCCGCATGCTTGGGCTGCGGCTGCACAACTCAGACCGGCCTGTGCATGCAGTGCCACAAAGCCAACAAACGATACAGAGCAGTCCAAATACCCCTTCGATGAAACTCCGCGAGTCCATAAACCAAGTCACCGAACTCAGATCAAAGGGCCACACATACAAGGCCATTGGCCAACAACTCGGGTTCACCAAGCAGCGAGTCCACCAGATCCTACGATCTGCCAAGACGCTCAAGGAGAATGAGGCGCTCTGGACCAACGGACTCAGTGCCCGCAACGTGGCAATTCTCTCGAAGCTTCACATCACCTCACGCGAGGTAGCCATCCACGCGATCAAGACCGGTGACATCAGGCCATTCAAGTGGGCCAACTACGGTGCCACTTCCTACACCGAACTCTGCGAGTGGCTAGGCATTCAGCCGGTCGCCAACACCGCAAACAGCCGAAGCTCACGCGCATCCAAGGTCTGCCCGCACTGCAACAAACCCCTATGAGCCGACATTCATTCCCGCTCGTCGAATCCATCAAGGTGGTCACCCTCTCAGGCGGGATCACCGTCCGAGTGTGGCGTGATCGAACCAAAGAGAACCTGAAGACCAACTACGGCGACGGTGATATCCACCTCACCTGCGTGGCCCAAGCTCATGATCACTTCGAGATGATCAAGACCCTGGCCCGCTTGGAGAATGTTCGAGCCGTTGAGTTGGTCGATCAGAAAGGCAACGGAATCAAAGTCCACAAACAACCATGAGCCACTCCTCGACACGCGACCTTGCAAGCGCCCTCAAGATCCTGGCCCAACAGATCCACAGTGAAGACGGCGCAGCCAACGTCGTCTGCGCTGAAGCCGCCGACCGGATCCTTCTGCTCGTCACCCTCACCAACGAACTGACAGCACACATCCTGGCCAGCCCAATCCACCACCCCAAATGCACAGCCAAGACCAAGGGAAGCTACTGTAATTGCATCCTATCCCGGGTGACACCATCATGAAAACCCCACGACACGAGCAGCCATGGTACTCATGCCGGCTCGAAAACAACAAGAAGCCTGAACCACTCACCGAAGAAGAGAAGACCATCATGAGCGGTGTGAACCGCAAACTCATCGAAGACGCCCCACGCCTCATCGCCTACGGAGTTCAGAAAGGATGGATCTCCTACCCCAAGAAACCACGCACCCAACACACATGGATAACCAAGGACAGCCCACCGCTCGAACAGGACGATTCGTCAACATTCACAACGGATCCGTAATCGTCGAAGTCATAGGCCAAGGACAGTACCGTCTAGGAGAGACCCGCCGCACTGTAACCATCTACAGTCGAGACGGGTCTCTTTTCGTCCGCAATTCCCAAGAGTTCCATCGAGTCTTCAAAGAACTCAAGTAGTCCGAACCCAGCAACGCAACGACATGACAACGCTCCTCGAACGAGCGGCGCTTTGGCTCGCCAAGGTACCGCCAGCCATCTCCGGATCCGGAGGGCACTCGCAAACCTACACCGCCGCCGTTGGCCTAGTCCACGGCTTCGGCCTTTCAGACACCGACGCATTCGCGCTCCTGTCCGATTGGAACCGCTCATGCCAACCTCCATGGCAGGACCGCGAACTCCTCCACAAGATCCGACAGGCCAATGAGAAGTCCCACTCCAAGCCCCGCGGCCACCTCGCCAATTCCTCAAGCACCGTGTCCATTGAGCCATTGGACCTGACACGGGTCCGATTCAGCAGGCCAAAGCCCGTGGAGGCTACGCAGAAGGCCGAGGTGTCTACGGAGCCCTCCGCGCCATCAAACCCGCCCGCAGCCCCCATCCCGGCCTCGCACGATGCCTCGGAGTTCAAGCGGTTCCTCACATCCGCCTTCGCGCCCACCGAGGTGGTCTGCATCTGCGAGCAGGTCGAGGACGGTACCCCCATGACCAGCGGATCCTTCCTGCCCGTCGAGGATTGGATCGCCCGCTTCGATGACCCCGAGTCCATCCTCTTCCGACCCGATCGGAATCAGGGCGTCTTCGTCCGCATCAACCCGTTCAAGCCCAACCTCTACAGCGGCTCCGACAACGATGTCATGGCCTACCGCCATGTCCTGGTGGAGTTCGATCAGAAGCCCAAGGCCGAGCAGGAACAGCTCCTCCGCTCATCGGGCCTGCCCATCAGCGTCCTCATCGACTCCGGTGGCAAATCCATCCACGCATGGGTCCGGGTCGATGCACCCAATCGCAAGGAATGGGACGCCCGCAGGGATGCCATCTACGCGGCCATCCCCGATGTCGATCCCAAGAACAAGAACCCATCGCGCTTCTCCCGGCTCCCGGGCGCATGGCGGGGCGAAGAGAAGCAGAAGCTGTTGGCCAGCAACCTGGGCGCTCGCTCGTGGGAAGAATGGCTCACCGATCGGGAGACCGATGATGACAAGGCCACCGTCGTCACGGTCAAAGACCTCATCAACTTCGATCCCGACAAAGATCCGGACAACCTCATCGGCAAACGGTGGCTTACCCGCGGATCCTCCATGATCATCTCCGGTGGCACCGGCATCGGAAAGTCATCCCTCATGATGCAGATCGTCATCCAGTGGGCCATGGGCAGAGACTTCTTCGGTGTTGCACCAGTGCGACCACTCCGCATCGGTATCGTGCAAGCAGAGAACGACAAGGGCGACCTCGCAGAAGCCTTCAGGGGCGTCATCAAGGGGCTCAATATGCCCACTTCCGATATCTACACCCTCCAGGAGAACCTCCACTTCAGGACCGAGGCCGTCCGCACCGGTGACGCGTTCCTCGCCTACGCCCGCCGGTTCATCACCAGATCGAAGCTCGATGTCATCATCGGTGACCCGCTCTTCTCCTACTTCGGTGGCGATCTGTCGGACCAAGGCGAGGTCAGCGTGTTCCTACGGAACAAGCTCCAGCCCATCCTCCACCAGACCAAGGTCGCTTGGATCTGGATGCACCACATCTCCAAAACCCAGCGCAAGGACGGCGAACCCATGACCACCATGGAGCTCGCCCACTCCGGGTTCGGATCCAGCGAACTCGCCAACTGGGCGCGAGAGATCGCCGTGTTGGTAGAAGTAGGCCAGTCGAAGCCCCGTCGGTTCCAACTGGCCTTCTGTAAGCGGGGATCAAGGCTGCCGTCTAATACCCTCAACCTTCAGCATTCTCCCAGTGAGATCGTATGGGAGCAGTGGAACCCGATGGTGATGACAGGGGCTCAACTGAAGGAACCGAGTGGTAGGAAGGGAGCTTATCCCAAAAGGCGGGGTCCTTAGTCGCTTCCTGCAATTTGCGGAAGTTCTCTTCCTTTGCCCTCTCCACCAGCTCCTCAGGATCCACATCCGGGGAGCTTTTCTCTTCCTGAGCCTCAGCGTCTGAGTCGGCCACATCTCTGGAACCCTTCCGCCGACGCAACGTCCCGATCATCTGCCGCAGCTTACGGTCCTCAGACCTCAGCGAGGATATATCACGCTTCATCTCAGTGATCATTGCCAATAGCATTGATACCTTATCAACTTCCTCGGCAGGAACCCAATCACAACCACGCCACTGGCGATGGATTCGATCATATATCAATACGCCGCTCTTTATGTTACGCATCGAATTGAACGAGCGGATCGCCTTACCGAGATCGCATCGGAGGTTGTCCATTATGTAGGCCAGAACCTCGGATCGGCTCGGGTCGATGTCGTGCCTCATCGGCGGCATCAGGCGGAACATGGCGCGGAGGGTGGAACCATTCTCTAGATAACTCATGGTAGAACCAACGTAGCTTCCATCAGGACGCATGTCAAGGAAGCAGAAATAAACCCTAATCGTGGCACCAGAATCTTATCCACCCCCCCCGCTATCTCCCCTAAAAGGGAGTCTTAATACTCCCTTAAAAGGGAGTCAAAAATAGCATCGCCGAGACGCTGCGGGGGCGTTTTAAGACGCCCCGCGCTCGGCGGCAATTTTTGAGAACCCCCGATTCCGGATTGCGAAACTTGGAAGCAGTGGATCCCGAGGGTAGGAGGTAGGGGTATCGGAGCACTGAAACCGGAATGGTTGGTCCGATGGATGGATATGGATGCCTCGCAATCGAGCGGAAAGGGGTCGCCAGTGCGTCGGAGGGGTTCTTCCGCATCAAATTGCGAAAGCGGGGTCTGCGGGGCTGGAAATCGAAGGGCCGAAACCGCTCCATTCTGCCGCTCCATTCAACCCATGGATGGTTGGCCCACTCGATCCCGCTCCACGATGAGGTATCGGGGCATTAGCATTTCTAATTTCCGAATTCCGAATTCCGTATGGCTTATGGAAGATTGGGGAATAGTGATAAATCGGGGGGGGGGCGGACGCGGGAGCTTGTGACATACGGTGGCGGGCGCTTGTGTTAAATCGGAGCCGTTGGACATTGGGTGTCCTAGGGGGGCTGGCGATCGGCAAGGAAGGAAGGGAGCGGATCCGGGCAAAGAAAAGCCCCTAGGGGGAACCTAGGGGGGCGAGAGGAGAATGGCCTGCTTGTCAGCCATTCCCGGCGAGGGCCGATAGGAACATGAGACCGACGAAGAAAGCGCCGAGGAGGAGGTAGCCAAGGGCACGAAAGAGGTCGGTCATTCCAAAGCCTCGATTAAAAGCGAAAACTCCCGGAGGGTGTCGCTTGACGTATACTCGGGGCGAAGGGTGACAACCCTTCCTTCACGGAAGGATATCGTCGCCCCGTTGTTTCGCTTCGCGCCCCATGCATTAAACATACGGGAAAACTCCCGGGCGTGCTCCTCGAGTAGGAAAGTGTGGGTTGTTTTCATGATCAGATCATGCCAAGGGCGATCAGAAGTGAAGGGCACCCATGGGAGCAGCGCCCGTCGGGTTCGACAATGCAACCCTCAGTGCAGCACGCAGGACTTGTACCCTCGAACATAGCATGGCGGGCGTATTCAAAAGCGCCGTCTTCCGACGGCTCCCAACCCTCGTTTTCAAGCGCTTCCATGGCGCTGATTCGGTACGGGTTGCGGGTTGCGGTAGGGACTTGTGTGGTTTTCATGTTTTGAATGGGCTTCAATTGCCCGCACAACCCACGGTTACCCATGGGCTGGCCGGGCAATTCAAGCGATCAAAGCGGGCATATCAATGAAATGCCGGGCTCCGGTCCCGTGAACGGGAATGTGGATTGAGCGCTGGCCAGTCCTAGCGCCCGCGCAGGCGAGACACTCCGAACATGGGGTTCCGACCCGATCGGAGGCGCAAAGAGTCTCGATCGAGTGGTGATCGAGGTCTGGTGTCACACGGAAGGTTGACCAGCCCATGCTGCGGGCAATGAGGAGTTCGGCCGCAGTGTCCACACTGGCCATTAATAGTTGCTTCCAACCCTGCAGACTAGGCTTGCGCCATTGGTGCGTATAGCCTGTCCACCCAGATGAAGCGCCGGCGATCGCGAGGGCGAGGCTAAGAGGGAGATGCGTGGGGTCGCCATAGGCTCCGAAGCGGACCCGTCGGCCGGTGAAACACTCGAGAGAGCGCAAGGGAGAGTATCGGCCCGCTTTCCACGCCTTCCAAATCCCTTGGGGGGCTTGGCCAGGATTTACGTAGCATGATCGGCCTACTCCGAAGCGACCGTTTTCTTCGTGCCCGCGATGCATGCAATTGCCGCAGATTAATCTGTCAAGTCCCGTGCGTATCGCTTCGGTAGGGGAAACGGATTTCACTAGGATCCACACTTGGATCATGTCGCCGGTCTTCCGATTGTCGGAAGGGGACTCGAAGCCCGTCGCAATGATCACACGATGCTGGTCTTCGTGGATAATGAAACCGTTCACTGGAGACCTCCTTCGGCAATGGGGGCGATCGATCGAAGCAAGGCGCTAGGAACGGGCCGATCGGTGTCAACGTATCGGGCATGCGACTTATACTTGTGGCCTCCGGATTGCAGTGATCTCCCATAGCCCGTCCAAGTCAGGCGGACCCGTCGCCCGTTGACCTCTGCAATGACACCCTCAAAGGAGAACATGGATTGGCGCACACAAGCGTGCACGTAGCAGTGCCCGTATCGGCGGGTGCATTGCACGTAGGCGATCAGGTTTGGCAGGTAGTGTTCGGGAGGGTTCAAAGGGAACCTCCGATCCAAAGGGATTGCTCCCGGAGCCCGTTGACGATGACGATTGAGATGATCGCGAGCCAAAAGAGGGTCGCGAGAATGCGTTTTGCGCGTGGTTTCATGATTTGAAAGGAACCGACTATCGGTTCACGGGAGAGAGAATCGCAAAGGATCGCACACTTGTCAATACTCACGCACAAATATTTCAGGGTGGTTCACTTTGTGGGGCAAAGTGAGGGCATGGGTAGGAAGGAGAATAAGGAAGCGAAAGAGACGGAAAGCGCCGTCCAGGTTGTGGAGGGGAAAACACCTTCGATTCGTCCCTCCGGTTACGTCAAAAAAAATGGTCCCGATCCCAAGACGGTCTCCGCTTCCGACTGGGCCCGCGTCTTGGATGCCGCTTCCTTGGGGCTTCCGCTTGAAAGGCTATGGGCTCTTTCAGGAATGAGTGACAAGACGTTCACCAAGTACCTTTCCCGCTTCCCGGAGAAAGCGAAGGAGATCGAAGGAGCCCGGTCTCGGGGCGAGTATGACCTCACCTCCGTCGTTCGATCCTGCGGACCAGGTTGGCAAGGAAGCGCTTGGCTACTGGAGCGAACCCGAGGCTACGTAGCAAGAGCTCAACTCGAACACACTGGTAAGGGAGGGAAGGAACTCTCAGTATCCGGAGCCCTACTCGGAGCATTCGGAGGAGGGAAATAGCACCACGGGGGGGGGCGACCCCCAAGAGGGGGGTGGGTGTTACCTGTATACCCCCTCCCCCTACCGCCACCAATTTTATGCCAGTCAAGCAAATTAAGCGGAAGAAATCCCCTTCACTCGGAATGGGTTCTCACATCCCTGCGTGGAAGCAGCGCAAGCTCCTGGAGGAGGCGCAGCAGCTCAAGAACTTCCCGAAGATGATGCTTGGCCTACGTGATACCTATCCTTGGCAGGAGGCGGTGCTCGGGGCGTTGAACGAGAAGCACTCGAAGGTGGCTCTGAAGGCGGCTAACGGCTCTGGCAAGACGAGCATGGTGGCGGCGTCAGCTGTCATCTGGCACATGCTCCGCTGGCCGGGGAGCCTCGTTGTCTGCACCGCTGGCGTGTACCGACAGGTGGCCGACGCTCTGTGGCCGCATCTGAGGAAGATGATCAATGGGTTGGGTGGCGAGGAGAACGGCTTCTCGATCAAGGACGGCGAGATCCGCTACGTGTACCCGAAGAAAGTGGACGGGCAGGAGCTGATCAGCCGGTGCATCGGGTTCAGCGCGAGCAACCCGGAGAAGGCGGAGGGCTGGCACGTGCAGGGTCCGAGCAATGACCTGATGTACATTGTTGATGAGGCGAAAGCGGTTCCGGACGGGATATTCCAGTCGATGGAGCGGTGCCAGCCGACGCGGACGCTCCTCATGAGCAGCCCGGGTGGCAGCTCCGGGTACTTCTACGATGT